CAATATTTCTTTCGGTCGTTTAATGAGAAGACTAGACTCTTCGAAATCTTCATCGTTGTTATCTTGTATAAAACAAGAGCTATTTGTTCGCATAATTGTGTTCAAACTTGTGTGGGGAGGCCCTGCAAGTACAGGGACTGTTCATCTGTGTCCAACCAAACTAAGAGTAGTTTTAATTTGGATGCGCCGTGCAGTCTCTCGGCATTCTGTATAGCACGTAAATGTTTACACCATTTAAGGTAACGTTTTGGGCAATTACAGACACAAACTCCCTAAGGACTCATATTTTACGACCCCCAATCCTATTGAGGTCATTAAGGGAATTATCGGATCACAAGCTTCGCTTGAAGAGGGACTTTTAACCCATCGGTAGTATCTTTAACGATACCATCAATAAAGTAATCATCCTTCCACTTACGAATCCAACGTATGAACTTTGTTGGAAGAGAAGCTTTACAAATGTTGGAACACTCGTAGACGCTTCTATCGTTGTAACCCAATAACTCCGGTGTAAAGGTAAGATCTCTATCTTTTTCAGAGAGGTCAGATGTGATATCATAAATAGGTTAACGGATATTAAAAGAAAAGACATACCTTTTCTTATCTTCACGACTCCATTTGATTGTCGTTGAAGTGTATGTCTGGTTCAAATAATCCTGAAGAATCTGGTGTCGGATGCATCGATCATAATGAAGATGACGATCCAAAACCTGATAATCACGAGTCGGAATTAAACCTAACCCTCCTCGGCTGATAGGTATATAATAGTTAAGGTAACTATCCATACTACATTTCTTTAAAAGCACTTTATTGTACTTAAGAAATTGTTGATTAAGAAAATCGGGAGAACTGGCATGACGAATGGCTAACTTTTGAAAGTCAGCTAATGGATTATCGCCAAGTTCACACTCAATTTGCTTCATCCCCTGAAGTTTGGATTTACCCATGACTATACCGATCTTACTGTATGCAATAGGTCTTATATCACCTCCTCCATAATTCCAATATGGTTCAGAATTCACCATCATTAGGTTAGAATCGAAATAGTTCTTTCCTACGGAAAGAGCAAAACCGACACCTTCGATGTGACTCTTCCAAAGGTCATAGAAAAGCTGGTCACCTGCGAATAGGATATCATCACCATTCACGAGGACAGGAAGACTCCAAATATGCTCAGCAATCCAGTCATCACTTAAATTAAAGTAGACTTGATAAGTCCGAACATAACAAAGGAAGTTAATTATACAAAGTATAGGAAAGGACACAACTGAACCCATAAGTTGACCATTAATCTGGTCAGCCTCGGATTTAAACTTGTCCTCCCCTTTACCATGGTTATAATGAAGTTTCTGTTCATAAAGAATAGAACGGATTACTTCAGCCAGTTCTGGCTTAACCCCTTTAAGGAGAGCTTCACAGGCGATCTTTGTG